ATGTTAAAATTTATAATTATTTATGAGAATAAAATTTAATAAATTAAATTTTATTCTCATTTTAACTTAAATTGACACAGTTAAAAAAACGCTCCCTATTGCTATCCTTCAAATCTTCAATTGAAGTTTCCTGAGGGGTTAGCTGAAATTAGGTTTTTAAAAGAAATTGATGGATTTAATTATCTATCAATCAAACAAAATGATGATGAATTTATTAATCTTCCAGAGGAGTTTGAAGAAGCGGAATTACCAGAGATTTTCTTAAAAGAAATTAGGCAAGAGCAATATGAAATGGCTGAGGCTTTAAGAAAAGATTATCAGTTTAAAGCCATCATTTACAACGATATTGAATTATCAGCATCTCAAATGGCGAGGCAGAACATGCTTGGAATAATTTTACCTCAAGATGGCTTAGAAAATGATCTTTACTGGAAGGATATTAAGGAAAATCCTCAAACATTTGCCATTAATGATCTCAAAGAAATTCTAAAAATCATTTCAAATAGAGATACTAAGCTTTATTACATCGAGGCTCAAGTCAAAAAGGAAATCGATTTAAAATTAAGCTCATCATCATTACAGACATTTGATCTAAATTCCTCATGGCAAAATCATGAAGAAGCATATTTGCAAAGTTAATTATTAAAAATTTTATCAAACAAAATCTTATAAAAAATGCCAGATCAATTTTTACACGGTGTTGAAGTCATTGAACTTAATGATGGAGCCAGACCAATCAAAACAGTTAAATCAAGTGTAATTGGACTTGTTGGCACAGCGCCACAAGGCCCAGTAAATATACCAACCTTAATTCTTGGCTCAAGAGCAAAGGCGGTTGAGATTTTTGGCGATGACCAAAGTTTTACTATTCCAGCGGCACTTGATGCAATATTTGATCAAGCTGGCGCAATGGTAGTTGTAATTAATGTTGCTGATCCAGCCAATCCTACTCATTTAACAAGCGGAGTTCTTGATCCAGCCAACATTGCTTTATCAGATATCATTGGTGGAATTGATGGAGTAACTGGAGAATATAAAGGCGTCCAAGCTCTTTTGGCTGCAAATACTGAAGTTCACGTAACCCCAAGAATTTTAATTGCACCGGGATTTACTCATGATACACCGAGTGACCTTGCCAATCCAGTCGTTTCTGAACTTCTTGGAATTGCAGAATCTCTAAGAGCAGTAATTATTGCAGATTGCCCTAATACAAATGAAACAGATGCTATTAGCTACGCTGGAGATTTTGGATCTGCTCGAGTTTATGCGGTTTATCCTTGGGTTAAAGTTTATGACACAGCAACCGACACCATAAAAGAAGAACCATCATCTGCAAGAGTAGCTGGCCTAATCGTTAAATCAGATAATGACAGAGGATTTTGGTGGTCGCCATCAAATCTGGTTATTAACGGTATTGTTGGAATTTCTAAACCAATTGATTTTGTTTTGGGTGATCCAAATTCAAAAGCCAATTTCCTTAATGAAAACAACATCACAACCATAATTCAAGAAAGTGGTTTTAGATTATGGGGTAATAGAACTTTATCAGCTGATCCTAAGTGGTCATTCTTACAAGCCAGAAGAACTGCTGATATGATCAATGATAGTTTATTAAAAGCTCACCTATGGGCAGTTGATAGAAATATCACTAAAACCTACATCGAGGATGTTTTAGAAGGAGTTAACAATTATCTCAGATACCTAAAAAACATCGGAGCAATTATTGGCGGAACTGCATTCGCTGATCCTGAGTTAAATACTCCTGATCAAATAGCTCAAGGTAAAGTTACCTTTGAATTTGACTTTACCCCTCCTTATCCAGCAGAACACATAATCTTTAGATCAAGAATGACTGATGATTATTTGTCTGAAATTGTTTAACCCCAAATATAAAGAAAAATGATTCCAAAAATATTAAAGAATTTCAACCTCTTCATTGATGGGCGTGGCTATGTTGGTAAGTGCGAAGAAGTTAATCCGCCCAAATTATCTATAAAATCAGAAGAATATAAAGCTGGTGGAATGGATGCTCCAATATCTATTGATATGGGAATGGAGAAGCTTGAAGCAAGTTTTACATTATCTGAATATGACAAAGATATTTTAAAACAATTTGGACTTATCAGTGGTAATGGCGTTCAAGTAACGCTTCGAGGCGCATTGCAAGATGATGCAACCACATCTCCAATAATCATTAAGCTTCGTGGTATGTATTCAGAGGTGGATATGGGTAAATTTGCAGCAGGAGAAAAGGGAACTCTAGCCTGCACGATTGCTTGCAGATATTACAGCTTAGAAATAGATGGTGAGCAGCTAATCGAAATCGATATTGACAATATGACCAGAGTTATTGGTGGAGTTGATAAGATGACGGAAATTCGTGATGCAATTGGGATTTAATTATTTGGTTATTCTTAATTTGCCAAATTTAACAGGCTCTTCTTCTTCAAAAAAATTAAGAGGGTTTATATCACCACTAACCGCATCGTCTGTGTAAGCAAGTTTTGCTAATGATTCTTTATCTTCTTTTAGATCAACAAAATTAACGCCCCCTGTAACCTCAAGAACTATGCCATGTTTTTTAGAAAGAGTGGCTAACTCTTTGGTGAATTTAGTAAATCTTTTTTTCTCTTCATTTGATGCAAAATAACCCATAATTACTCCTTTATTTATTATTAATATTTACCTCTTCAAGGTATGTATAGTATAGCTTTAAGGCTCCTGCAAGTCCAGCCAATAAGACATCTTTTTTTAATAAAATTACACTAAAATTTATGCAAAATATAGAACTAAAATACGAAATAGAATCCGGTGGGCAAACCTACAAAAAATTGAGCATGAGACGTTCAAAAGTCAAAGATCGCCTTGTTGTTGCCAAAATGAAAACCGCCTCAGATGAAGAAAAAGAAATCAGGCTTTTTGCTAATCTTTGTGAAGTAGAGCCAAAGATTATCGAAGAGCTAGATGAATCTGATTATGCAACTTTACAAAAGGCATATATGGATTTTTTCAAATCCGAGGGAATATCAGACGAGCCATCGTTATTCTCTCAAAAATAACCCATTGGCCACTTTCAGAAATTATTGAGCTAACCGAAGAGGAGTTCTGTTTATTTTATGATGAAGCGATTTTGATCCAAAAAGAAACTAACGAAATTTAATTAAATTATGCCAGCTACCAAAGCATCAGTTTCAGTTCTAATCGGTGTGCAGTTGGGTAAATCTTTTAAAGGAGCTTTTGGATCTGCAAATAAGCAATTATCTTCTCTTGGCTCTGCTATTAAAAAAGTAAGTGATAGAGCTGGGCAAATTGAATCTTTTAAAAAATCATCCAGAGCCACTAAAGAAGCAGGTACTGCTTATCGTGACGCTAGACAAAAGCTCAATATTTTAAGTAAAGAAATTGCCAACACCAACAGCCCAACCAAATTATTACAAAATAACTTTAGAAAAGCCAAAAGGCTATCCGATCAAACCAAGAGATCATTTCTTGAAACTGCCAGATCCACAAGGAAAATGGGCAAGGCCCTTCGCTCTTCTGGGATTGATATTAAGAACTTTAATAAAGAGCAGTCAAAATTAAGTAAAAATCTAAATGTTCTAAAAAGACGCCAAGCAAGCTTACAAAACAACCAAAATGCCAAAGATGCCAATCTTGGCAAAAGAGCAAATTATCGCTCTCAAATGGTGGATGCTGTCGCTCTTGGTGGGGCTTTATATTCTGCTGTTCGTCCGGCTGTAGATTTTGAACTGGCTATGGCAAAAGTTGGAGCAATTACTAATGAAGCAGCAGGTGGTAAAGGCTTTAAAAGCCTAACAAAACAAGCAAGAGAACTTGGGCGAACAACACAATATACCGCAAGTCAAACTGCAGAAGCTATGCAGTTTTTAGGTATGGCAGGACTTAGCACTAATCAAATTTTAGCAGCAACTCCTTCTGTTTTAAATCTAGCAATTGCTGGAAATATGGATCTCGGTAGAACTGCAGATATTACTTCAAATATCCTAACTGGCTTCAATATGAAAGCTGAAAGGACTGGTGAAGTTGCTGATATTTTAGCTCAGGCAAGTAGATCAACAAATGTAAATGTTGAAATGCTTGGTCAAACCATGAAATTTATTGCCCCTGCTGCCGCAGCAGTTGGTGGAACTTTAAAGGAAACGGCAGTTTTAGCTGGAGTGTTGGGTGATGCTGGAATTCAAGCATCAATGTCTGGTGTCATGCTCCGATCAGCATATTTAAGACTTGCCGCTCCAGCAAAATCAGGAGCTAAAGCTCTTGGTAAAATGAGAGAAGAAATGGGAGTTTCTGCTGAAGAAATGCCCGATGTTGCCAAAGAAGCTTTGCTTGCTCAAAAAAGATTATCAGGAATTGGAGTTAAAGTTTTTGATAATGGCAAGATGCGATCAATGGTCACTATTTTGAAAGAAATGGCCGCTGCAATGAAAGACGCATCTGATGAAGAAAAATTATCAACTATCAAAGATATTTTTGGAACAAGAGCAACTTCTGGTGCATTGGCAATTTTTAAATCTGTTGAAACTGGAAGATTAGATGAGGTTGAGCAAAAAATTAATAATTCCACTGGCGCTGCCAAGGAAATGGCAGATCGGTTAAAAAATACTACTGTTGGCGCATTTAAAGAATTTGGATCAGCTATTGAATCGGTTGGAATATCAATTGGATCTGTTTTGCTTCCAGCTTTTGCAACTATTGCCAGAAAGGCAGCAAGTATTGCAGGGAGAATAAGTGTTTTAGCTGAAAGATTCCCTGTTTTGACTAAATATATTGGTCTAGCGGTAGCTGGATTGATCAGTTTTAAAATAACAGCAATTGCAACTGGCTATGCCTTTACCTTTTTAAAAGGAGGTTTTTTAGCAGCTAAAGGTAGTATTATTGCGTTTAGAACCGCAATGACATTAATGAGCTTTGCAGTTCCAACTGTAATTACTGCTATTAAGGCACTTGGTATTGCCGTGATGGCAAATCCGATTGGCTTAATTATTGGCGGAATTGCAATTGCCGCAGGAATCTTGATTGCCAATTGGACTCCTGTTGGTGAATTCTTTAAAAATCTTTTTAGCGGAGTTATCGGCTGGGTGCAAAAAGCATTTGCATGGGTTGGCAAATTATTAAAACCACTTGAGAAAGTTGCTGGCATTGTTGGCAAAGGTTTTAAATCTGTGGTTGGGGTATTTTCTGATGATGAGAATAAGAATCAGCAAACTGGCCAAAAAATAGGCCCAAGCATAGGAGATACTGTAAAAGAAATTGAAGATGACTCTTTCTCTGATCAACAGTTACTGGAAACCAGCAATATTTCAAATATTGCCCAAGGGGATTTAGCTAATAGCTCTAATTCTAACATTTCTATTTCTGCACCAATTACCATTAATGCTCACACAAATGCTGATGAAAAAACCATAGCCAATCAGGTGCGTATAGCACTTGATGAGGTGATGCACAAATTTGCCGTTAGAAAACAAGCTCTCAATTATGATTAATTATGGCATTTAAGAATATCAGCAGCAAGCTAACTGTTAATAGCCTGCTCAAAATAGATATGATGATGATACTCGGAGCTTATCGTTTTGCTGTCAAAAATTCTGCTTATCAAACTTTAAAAAGACAAAGCGAATATAAATGGCAGGAAGTTAATAGATTGGGTAGTAATCCAGCTTTGCAATTTACTGGCTTTGGTGTTGAAACAATTGAGCTTGAAGGAATTATCTATCCTCACTTTAAGGGAGGTTTAAAGCAAATTACTCTAATGAGGGCTCAAGCAGGACTTGGCAAGCCTCTTTTTTTGATATCAGGAAATGGCTTTGCCTTTGGCAGATGGTGCATTTCTAAGATATCAGAAAATCAGAGCAATTTCTTAAAAGATGGCAGTCCCAGAAAAATAGAGTTTTCCATCACGCTGAAACGATATGGCGAAGATAAAAAGAGAGGAATAAAAGGAATTATTCAAAATATTGCATCGAGTTTATGAGTATTATTTATACAACGAGGGATGGCGATGTTTTGGATCAGATTTGCCAGAACTATTATGGCAGTACAACAAAAATAGTTGAGCAGGTTTTGGAAGTTAATCCTCATTTATCTGAATTAGATTCCGTTTTAGACGCTGGAGTCAAAATCACCTTACCAGAAATAACAATTCAAAAAGAATCTGAAATAGTAAAACTCTGGTCATGAAGCCAATATTTAAAGTTACAGCTGATGATAAAGATATCACCGATATTTTATCGCCAAGATTAGTGTCTTTAAATATTACCGATGAAACTGGTCTTGTCTCTGATAAAGCAGAAATTCTACTCGATAACAGAGATAATATTTTAGAAATTCCACCTCGTGGCACAAATCTTAAAATATCTCTTGGTTATGAGAATCAGGATTTAGTTTTGATGGGAAGCTATATCGTGGATAATATTGATCTATCCTCACCGCCATCAAGGATGAGAATTATTGCCAAAGCCAGCAATACAAAAATTAAAAATTTAACCAATAAAATCAGATCTCCAAAAAGTAGATCGTGGCATGAATATAGCCTTGTTGGCATAGTAAGTAAAATTGCCAAAGAGCATAAATTTATATCTCTCATTGATGAATATTTTGAGCAGATCTACATCTCTCATATTGATCAAACTAATGAGAGTGATCTGTCATTTTTAACCAACTTCGCCAGAGATTATGACGCTTTTATTAAGTTTATTGCCGGCAAATTGATTTTTGCCAAAAAGAATAAAGGCACAACCATCACTGGCAAAGAACTGCCAAAATTAGAACTTTCTGAAAATCAAATATCTAGCTGGCGATTAAATATTCTTGATCGAGGTAAGTTTGGCAAAATAATTGCTAAATATCATGACTTTGCAACAGCAGAAGAAAAGAGGGTCACAGTCGGAACTGGCGAGCCTGACTATGAAATGCGCTATACATTTACAGATCAAAATAGAGCTTTGGAAGCAGCTAAAGCAAAATTAGCAGAATTTGAGAGAGGAATAAGCAAATTAGAAATCTCACTTCCTGGCAATCCTATTTTAAGTGCTGAGAGCAAAATAATCATACCAGATATCAAATATCTAAAAAACAAGGAATGGATCATTGAAGCCATTGCTCACGATATTAGTGACCAAGGCTACCAATCTACTATTAACGCCGTAGAAAAATTTTAAAATGCTCGGAAAAGAAGATAAAAAATTAAGTCAAATAACTCTTACATCAATTGAGCTAGAAGAACTTTTAACCAAAGCTTCAAAGCAAGGTGCAAAAGCTGCTTTAAAAGAAATTGGCCTCGATGATGATTTAGCCTATATGGATATTGCTAATTTGCGCGAATTACTCAAGTCACTGCGCATGGCAAAAAAGCATGCTTTTAAGGTTTTTATCAGATGGATGATTTTTGGTTTCATGACCTTAATTACTGCGGAGTTTATAGCGTTAATTGGCGATCGTATTAATTTTAAATAAAAATCCTATGCCTCAATTTGGAAGAAAATCAAAAGAACAATTAGCAAGCTGTCACTCTGATTTGCAAAGGCTCTTCAACGAAGTAATCAAGCATTACGATTGCACAATTCTTGAAGGACATAGATCAAATGAAGATCAACTAAAAGCATTTAACGCTGGTAAATCAAGGATAAAATCAGGTGGAAAACATAACCATTCACCATCTCTTGCGGCGGATGTAGCTCCATGGCCAATTGACTGGAAAGACAAGGATCGTTTCTATCATTTTGCTGGAACAGTTCAAGGCATCGCAAAAATGCTAAACATTAAGATCCGCTGGGGTGGAGATTGGGATTCTGACAACGACTTAAAAGACCAAACCCTTTACGATTTACCACATTTTGAATTAATCGATTAACAAATATGAACAACAAATTTTTACAAGATTCAAAAGGAAATAAATCTTCAAAAAGATTATGGGGCTCAATTCTTCTTGGATCGGGTATTATATTTTCTATCATATTATTTGCTTACTCACTTTATCAGGGAGCGGCAGATGCTCCAACCGCTCTTGGTATTATTAACATGTTTCTAATTGCCGGCGGAAGCTTGCTTGGAATTGGTGTATTTGAAAAAGGGATAAAAAAATGATAGAAACAATAATCATCAAATCAGTGATATTTTTAGCAGGAATTTGCACCATTTTTGGCTTTGGGTTTTTTAAAGGCAAAAAATCAGCAGAAATTAAACAACTCAAAAATAATTTAGAAGATGCAAAAAAATCTAAAAAGAGGCAACTTAATCGTAGGAGTGATAGCGTTTCTACTGTTAAGCGCAGGATGCAAAAGTACGTCCGTAAATAATCTCTGCCTTTGGGCAAATCCAATTACAATTACGCAGTCTGAACTCAATTCTTTAAGTGGAGAAACTCTCCGTCAAATTGATAATTTTAATCAAGAGTTTGAGGAGAGGTGTGGGAGTTAAAAAACTTCGATATTTACCCAGGATAAGCACTAATTGACTTGATAGTCAAGACTCGCAGAGCTAATATATACCTAACTTAAAGACGCTTTCTAAGGTAAATATTAATCAAAAATTAGACTTATGCAAAATCTTCAAATCATGCCAGTTTTTAACAAAATTTTATCCGAATCCAGTCCAGAATTTTCTGAGGATTTTTATAAAATTCTAAAAAATGAGCAAAGCAAAAATAGCAACCAACCTTGGCTAAAAGATTTAATTTTATTAGCCGATGCAGTTAACGCAGAAAATAAATCAAAGTAAAATGAGTAATTTAATTTATAAGGGAATTATTGAGGATATCAGAAGTGACAAATGCTCTGATAGCGACATTGAGAAATTGCTAGAAATTTTTACAAAAGCAATTGGCTACTTTGCCTCAGATATTAACGAAAAATCATGGGGTAGTTTAGATAGCTTTTCTGGATCTCACCAATACGAAGTCGCTAATTTTAGCTTAAAAATTAGCAGAAAGAAAAAGGATGGCATTTTCCACTATATTGGCGAATTCAAATCAGATTCAAAAAATCTAAAAATCTTTGCTAAATCCGACAATTAATCATTCGAGTTACCAACGCTCAAATTTTTAACTCTCTTTCTAAAAACCTTATCAAACTTCTCTATATTGGTTTTAAACCACTCATGCTGATTGCTCCAATCATCATTATTTGCTATCTTCACATCATTTTTAGAAATGATGATTTTTGATTGAGTTTTATTAGGATTCTCTTTCCATTCTAAATCTGCACCAATTTCACTTTCAATAGCTTCTTTATCTTGCTCTAGAAGGTTATAAAAAGCCTTTGATTCATTTTTATCAGCAATACACAATTCAACACTAATTTTGTTATTAAGGGTGTTTAACGTCGCATTTATATAAAAATGACTACGACCAACTGCAAAAGTTTGCCAATGTCTTGGGCGAGGGTCTTGAGTGCGAAGTTTTGAATTTTTACTCTCAAGATAATCAACTAATTTCTGCCAATAGCGATATTGCATAGCCTTAGTTTCTGACTCAATTCCGTTGCTAATATTTTTAGCTGCTTGAGATATTGTTTTGCTCCAATTATTAGGCTTGCTGATAATATTAAATTTAGGAGCGGCAGGAGAATCTCCAATCTTCCATAACTCAACTTCTAATCCAAAAAATCTAAAATTATCATCAGTAATTTTATTTAACCAATCAAGTGCCGCTCTATGTTCTTCTGTAAATTTTGATGCCACCCAAACAATAGTAACTGCCTGCAATCCAGCAGCATAAGTCATTAGCTGACCAAGGTGTTTATGATCTGTTTTTTCAATCTGATTTTCAATTAACACCCAAGAATCATCTTCAGTATTTTTGCATAAAATATCAGCCCTAAATGGCCCTACATCTTTTTCCTGAGCTTCTAATTCCAGTTCAATTCCAATAGTCTCACCCAATAATTCTAGATTCTTCTCTTCTGCGAGCCAAGGAGTAAATCCTTGATCCTCAGTTTTCCATATTTTACGAAGTTCTACTTTTTCTAATTTTCCTAGCATGACTTTGAGCTTGGCTTTATATTTTTTTGCATACTTATGGAGATAATCAAAGTTATGGAACCTCTGAAAAACCAATTATCTAATTTATAGATTTGAAACTGTTTAATTTTGTTATTTTTGCCAAAGTTTAGCAAAGTTATTTTATAAAATTTTGTTTGAATTTATTTGATAAAAATAGC